CACGAGTTGTTCAAGTTTGCTTCGACTTAATTTTACTGCTAGATGCTTAGGACCACTTGCATCTGCTGTGATATAAGGAAGGTTGACATCTGTCTGAGCCGAGCTTGACAATTCAATCTTGGCTTTTTCTGCAGCATCTTTAAGACGCTGTAAGGCCAACATGTCTTTGCTTAGGTCCACACCTTGATCTTTCTTGAACTCATCTACCAAGAAATCCATGATGCGTTGGTCAAAGTCTTCACCACCTAAGAATGTATCTCCGTTGGTGCTTAGTACTTCAATTTGTTTGTCTCCGTCGACATTGGCTATTTCGATGATCGAAACATCGAATGTACCGCCACCAAGGTCGTAAACAGCAATTTTCCTATCTCTTTTATCAGCTTTATCAACGCCATAAGCAAGAGCTGCCGCAGTAGGCTCGTTAATAATACGAAGTACTTCCAAGCCTGCGATCTTTCCAGCATCCTTAGTTGCCTGTCTTTGGCTGTCATTAAAGTAAGCCGGTACTGTGATAACTGCTTGAGTAACTGTTGTACCAAGATAATCCTCCGCTGTCTTTTTCATTTTACGTAGAACCTCTGCACTAATTTGTGGAGGTGCTAGTTTGTCGCCGTTTACTTCTACCCATGCATCACCATTGTCAGCTTTGACAATACTATAAGGCATCAAGTCGATGTCCTTTTGCACAGCCTGTTCATCAAACTTACGTCCGATCAAACGCTTGGCCGCATAGATTGTATTTTTGGGATTTGTTATTGCTTGACGCTTTGCGCTTGCGCCTACTAGAATTTCGTTATTAGCGTATGCAACAATACTTGGTGTAGTACGTGCGCCTTCGCTATTTTCAATTACTTTTGTGACTCCATTTTCAATAATGGATACGCATGAATTGGTTGTACCTAAATCGATACCGATGACTTTGCTCATAATTGTCTCCTTAAATTAAGCAAGATTTTGTGGGCACCATGCCCGATTTGTAGAACCCTTACGGCATCCTACAAATTTATTTATCTCAGTGCGTCTCGAGATTTTCAATATTGGACCACAATTTTAGCTTTTCGATTTTAGCTACTTGTGCGGCTTCAATATTTGTCCAGCTAACAATATCCATACGTTGTAGGATATCAATCATTGCTAGCATATCACCTAGTTCTTCTTCTAGATGTTGTCTGTTAGTTTTAGGTTTGCCTGGCTTAAAATTATCAAGTCCAAAACGGCTGATTTTACTAACTGCTTGAATAACTTCTGCACATTCCTCTTGGAGGATGTCCATTACTTCTTTTTCTTGATGATTCATATTAATACATTTTCTTAGGTAGGGCTTGTTTAGCTAGTTCTTTTTGCCAACGATTCTTTGCGGCTGACTTTTTACGTTTACGCTCAGTAGTGGGCTTTTCATAAAATTCACGGGCACGTAAATCATTCAATAGCCCGCTGTCCTGTACTTTCTTTTTAAACTTGCGTAATGCTCGTTCAATAGGCTCTCCGTCTTTTACAAAAACTGTATTACCTATAAACTTATTGTACTGATTCTCTCTCATTTGAGTCCTTTGATATATTTGGAAAATCAAAAAATCTATTTTGATTTATTAAATCCCATTGCACCTGCATGTGCTCACACTTATAATATGTATTAGGCAGAGTCAAAAGGTAGCCTAGAAAGTGGCTAACATTAGATCCACAGTTATCAATATCTATAATGATAACGTCTGTCATTTTTGCAGTAATTAACAACCATTTGATATCTGTCTCATTGCTAAACAAATAGATATTAACTGCTTCTTCGTGTGTGGCTAGATAGTCTTCTAGGGATTTTTTTAATTCTGTACTAGGACATACTAGCAACATTGATTCTGTTTGATCAAATATCAAATCAGGTGGTGTGATTATTTTTATGCTATTCTGCATTTAATTTTTTATCTTGGATTCGTTGCCAAAGTGTTTTTTCACTTTGCTCGCTATTTTGAACATAGTCTATTCCACTATCTTCTTGACCTGTTGATTGTCTTCTTTGACTATGTAAGTCTTTTTTTTTGAATCGTCAACTTCAATATAGTCGATCCATTGTGCGCCGTCAAACATACATGCTCTTGGCGGGTTGAAATCTGTTCGAGTAAATTTCATACCTTTAGTTGGGTTTGATGGAAACTCTGTACCTTCAAGAAGATTTATTTCCTCGCCGTTGCCATCTATGTATGTTTCGCCTGTGGCTAAACGTTCTTGTAATGTAGATTCTTTTTCTTTAGCGACTTCAGCTTCTGCGGCTTCGATCATTTTGTTCCAAGCGTCAATGTCAGCGACTGGCATTGTGCTGTCTACAGTTTCAACTGGTTCTTCTTTTGCTTTTTCTTCAACCGGAGGTTCTATGTTAGCTTCGTGATATTCCGGAAACAACTGATCTTTAACTACTACCTCACCCTTAGATAAATCTTCTTTGGCAAGTTCTTGTATCTGTTCAATCTGTTCTTTAGTTAATGGACCATCATCCATTGGATAATCGGGTTCGTTGATTTCCTCAACAAAGGTATATACAGGATCATTACTAGATGCTGTGACAGTGGGTTCCGGGGAGACTATATCGGCAACCGGTCCTAGTGGGCTGTCACCCTCCGCATTTTCTTTTCGCCATGCCCAGGTCATTTGAGCGGCTAACAGCATTAAGACTGCCAAAGGATCAAACACAAACACAATGATCATGATGACCCATGTGACTGCTTTTTCTAGTATATTTTGGTCTGGATTATCACCGTAGATTAATGCCGCAATATATTTTATAGGACCAACTTCTGCTTCAACTTTGCGTACTTCTGCACGAATTGGTGCGGCCTCGTCGTTAAGTTGTATAACGAGCTTCTGGTTGGCTTCAATGTCTTTGGCAAGAGCAACTCGATCGCGGGACTGACTTTTACGGATAGCGTTGGCTTTGTCTGCTCCCTTTTCGTCTTGGCTTCGTGCCATAACTTGGTCCACTGCCTCATCCATCTGTTTAAGTTGCTTACGGTTACTCTCAATATTTTCTTTCGCGGTTTTAATCTTTTCGTCATATATGCTTATCTTTGATTGTACATCTCCACTAACAATATTTTGATCTAAGTGTGCTTTTGATAGATAGCCAAAGATTCCCATGCTGGTAATAAACATCAATATTATAACAGCTATGCTCATGTAGGTTTTCATCAGCTTTGGTATTTGAGACCAATGTGCTTTTAACCAACTGGCGGCTACCAGTTTGGATACTTCTAACGTAGTGCCCATAACAACAACAGGCCAAAATGCGGCCGCAAAGATTGATGTTAATCCTATTACTGAATAATAGATTGCTACTGCACTTAATGTTAATCCTGAGAGAGCTAGTAAAATTGAAAATATCATAATAAGTATTTATCGCTCACTGAAGGTCCAAAACTTACTATCCATTGTTTTGCAAGCCCATTCAGTGTAGTCCCTTATCACGTTATCTTTTTCTACCTGTGTAAACAGCATACGGCAATAGCCGCCTTGTACAGGTTTGGTCATTACTACTTTTACACGACCAGCAGTAGAATTAGCTGGATTAGTCCATTCTGCTACTGAACCAGTTTCTAGACTTGAAGCCGCAAAAATAACAGTCTTGATATGTTGCTTTTGATCTTCGCTGGATAGGGAGCCACTGGCCTGTTTATAGATATTGCCAAGTACAGCAATAAAATTGTTAGGCTCGCTATAGTCAGTTCTAACGCCAGCAGTTGCACTCAACGGAATTGTAGTAACAGCATGTGCCGCACTAGCGGAAAGTATTAGAGTCAACAACAGTAAACGTGCCATTGTGTTTCTTGCAAACATGTAACTTCTCCCGGACGGTCTGTCCACCTAAATTCATTGTGATATAGCTTTCAGTACAATCTTTGGCAATACCCATCTTTGCCGGCACGTATTGCTCTACCGGATCATCTGAGCATTTAACTGTAGTGGTACTGTTAACAGATTCTTTGTTTACAGTCTGCACAGTCTGACTAGTGTAGCAGTATTGATTACTGCCAATCCTAGTAGACTGTGGTACACTCGAGCATCCTGATAGTAACCCAATTGCAATAAACATCGCAATAATGAGTAACCACATGTACTCTTTAACACGATATGGATGCATCTTAGTTGCCTTTGGCTTCAGCAATCAACTGATCAAAGTCATTCTTTTGGATTTTCAAACGCACAAAGGTATAGTGTTTCCCACCCATTGTGAATTGACCCATTTCACGTTGCAAGTGTCTACGAATAGCAGTATCCGAAACTTTGTAACTGATAATAGTTTTGGTTGTCTTCTTATCGTTAACAATAGCAATTTCAGTTTCTGAGTTAACCTTACCATTGATGCGTTTGGCAAAGTTATTCATAGCGATAGCGTACATCTGTTCTTCTGCGGCCTGTAGGTAAACTGACTCACCTGCGCCGCAGGCATACGCATATTCTTTTTCCCACCAGAACCAACCTTCAGTTCCAGCTTGGGCACAATCTGAATACCAACTAGGTTGTGCAAAAGTTTTTCGTTCCTCAATGGGTTTCATTGAACCGCAAGCAGTCAATCCAATTACGGATGCTACCAAAAGTGCCTTAGTAAATGTGCCTTGCATAATAGTGCCTTTCTGTGTGTATTAAAAGTATAGCAATTTCTCGCTATGTACATAGTATAACACCTCCCGAAGGAGGTGTCAAGTGCTTTTGGCTATTCAAATTTATTTGATAAAGATCAGCGCCATTAAGGTAGCTTGAAGCGCAAAGCCCAAACCAATAGTAATGATATTAAGCATATCTTTGTTCAAAATGGCTTTGATGAACAGTAATACTAGGGCTGTCCAAACCATAAGAATAATGTCCACTCCTGGCATCTTATCAGTTAAGCCTTTCATTACAGCAATCCAAGTTGGGACTGTTGCACAATGCAAAACTAGCACGGCTACCCAACCGATTGCTTCTGCACTGATATGACTAAACTGCTCTGCAAAGAATGTTTTCATTCCTGTTACAAACTTCTCAAAATGTACTAAAAACTTTTCCATAATCAAATATCCCTATAAAAGATGTGTCGACCAATCTGTCCAATCTTTGGCTTACCCCATCTTGGATTTACGTAATCTGCATGATAGTACATGGCATTTTTTAGGATGTCAAGTCTAAAACCCTCTAGCAGAACTTTTTTGGCTACTTCATAGCTCTCTTTATAAGCTGGTCCGTTCACTGGTCTTAGTTTGACTGCGCTATCGCAGTACCAACTGAACTGACAAACTACTTTTTCCATAAAGACGTTCTTTTGGAATACAACTCCGCAGACATCGCTTGGAAATCTTGAGTCGGCGGCACGGTTCATAGTTACCTGTGCTACAGCGACCTTACCTTCGAAGGGCTCGTGACCCGCTTCATGGTATATGTTACGAGCAAGACAGTCTAACTGGCGCTCGCGATCTTTAATAGTGACTACATCGTTAGTGACAAATAATGCCGTTTGATCTAACTTAGCCAATTTGGCTTGAGTAATAGTCTGCACAAAAATAGCAGTCAATAATAAACTCAAACCTAGTACAAACATACGTATGGATTTTTCCATAAGTTTCTCCTTTTAGTTAATGCGCCAAAAGCAATAGCACATAGGAAGTTAAAAAACTATAAAACTTCCTGTTCCCAAAAAATTCATAACTTTTCTTGGGCGGGTTAAGTAGTTAGCCCAGAATCCCACTGAGTTATCTACGCATTTTGCTGATATCAACGGCTTCCTCATCTGAGAAAACAGGCACTGCATTGCTCTTATGCATGGTTGCAATACCTTTTACTTTGGTACCAGTATAAACCTTAGCTGGTTTAAGGGTAGCATTGCCCAAACCAGTGTCTACACTCTTAATATGTGCAGTAGTATTTCGACCCTCGGGAATGGTCAAACTGTAACTGCCACTCAAACTTGGCGCACTCATAGCACGACCACGTTTCTTTTCCTCTTGCTCTATACCTTGCCTTTTGAGCAGGTCTTTCCACGATTCTTCCAAAGCTCTAGCCTTTCTTGCATGTTCAGCTGATGCAAACTTCTTTTTGCCTTTCTTTTTGCCAGTGGTGCTAAGCCACGGACCTTCAAGATGCATACTCAAAATATTTCTCCAAAAGTTAAACACATAAGAACTATTATATAGTCTTTGTTGTTACTTGTCAAGTTATTTTGGTTTAGACGCGAAACGACTCACCGCAACCGCAACGATCACGTTCATTTGGATTGGCAAATTCAAATCCTTCATTGAGTCCGTTGCGAACCCAATCTACTTCCAAACCTGCCACATAGGCAAGACTTTTTGGATCAACAAATAGTTTACATCCTTTTGATTCAAAACACTGATCTTCTGGATTTATACTATCAACATACTCGAGTATGTAGGCCAATCCACTACAGCCAGTGGTTCTTACACCAACTCGCAATCCAAGACCCTTTCCTCTACGTTCTAATTGGCGCTGAACTTTTACAGCCGCGTGATCAGTTAACGAGATCATTTTGTTTGGCCTTATAGTCTGCTACTGCGGCTTTTATTGCGTCTTCGGCGAGGATTGAGCAATGGATTTTAACAGGTGGAAGAGCCAACTCCTCGGCGATGTCGCTGTTCTTAAGAGCTGACGCCTGGTCAACGTGCATGCCTTTGACCCATTCTGTAACAAGACTTGAGCTTGCAATTGCTGATCCGCACCCGTATGTTTTAAATTTTGCATCTTCAATAATACCTTCTTTGTTTACTTTGATCTGTAATTTCATTACGTCACCGCAAGCAGGAGCGCCAACCATGCCTGTGCCAACACCTTCTTCTTCCTTACCAAATGAACCCACATTACGCGGATTCTCATAGTGGTCTATTACTTTATTGCTATATGCCATTTTTATCTTCCTTGTAATCGGTCATTTACGACTGACCAATCGATAATTCGCCAAATATTTTCTAGATACTTGACTTTATTTTGTTGATAGTCTAGAGCCCATGCATGTTCCCAAGCATCTATCAATAGAGCAATACTCATGCCCTTTGTGTATTCGTGATTATGTATTGTATGTAACTTGCCGCCTGGATCCATGTAAATCCAATTTGATCCCTGTGCGGCCATAAATTCTTTTTCTACTGCTTCTTTAAATTTTTCAAAACTACCGTAGACTGCATCAATAAGTTCTGCACTATCGCCTGTGGGCTTATTTGCGGCTCTTGCAGGAGTAAGTCCAGCAAAGAACAAGTTGTGTAGCGTTGCTCCGCCGTAGTTGAACTTTGAGTCGCCTTCGCCTTTATTGTATCTTTCAAAATACTTTGCGGCCAATCCGTCAAAGTGATAGTCAAGAGTTGCTTTACTCATAACAGGTTCTAACTCGGTCTTATCAAACTTTAGTTTGCTTTGAACTAGTTCTCTGCCATCAGCATCCTCTTTAAGATACTTGATAAAGTGCATGGTCATACTGAGAAGCTACTTCCACATCCGCACTTGGTCTGTGCATTTGGATTATCAATGCTGAAATTGGTTCCCATTAGATCTTCAGTAAAATCTAATGTAGCGCCTTGGAGATATTGTGCGCTCATAGAGTCAACTATAACTTTTCCAAACTCAAAATCGTCTTCATTTTTAGTTTGATCAAAGTCAAATGCGTAGCTAAATCCGCTACAACCACCACCTTGAATAGCTATTCGTAGAAACGGCTCTTCATTTTCCACTAGAAGTTTTTCAATTTCTGCGTTTGCGTTTTCTGTAATTGTAATCATAATAAGTCTCCGTATTGTATTTACCAGTGTCGTACCACACCTGCAATAATAAACAAGTTGGTAATAACGTAGCAGAGAACGATAACAGTTCTAATAACTGCTATGCGGTCTGCTTCGGCATCTGTTGTGCCTGATTTTTCACCTAGGGCTTTTGCCCATAGACGCCAAGTGTTTCTTCCAACCATGGCTTACAAGCCTCCCATGTGCGATAGATATGTGAGTGGCCGCCTTCACGTGCCCATTCTTCACAGTTGCTAGTTCGATCATCAATAAGGATATCACCTGGTTTACAGTGACGCCATTTGTCATGACTGAAAGGTCCAAAGAATACAGGTATATTAGGGAATCGTTCTTGAGCCCACATGACTTTATCATAACTGGCCCATGGCACACTGTAATCATGGGGTAATGCTGTTAGGAAAAATAATCCTTCTGCTAGTCCAGTATCTACGGCATTGCGGCAGTAGTCAACTAGTTCATGTGCTCCAGGTTTGATTGGTAAGTCTCTATAGAAACGCATTTTGGCTTTGACCTTGCTCCAATCGCTTTCTGGAATACGTTCACCATAATTCCAATTGCGATTAACAATAGCCCTTGCGGCGGGCATCCAATCTGCTACTACATCGTCCATGTCTAAATATATGTTCATAACTGTATTATACAGTCTATATTTCTAGATGTCAACTATGTGACCTTAATACTTGAGGCACCGCCTGTTGGTGGTACATATAGAGAAGATCTTGGATCTGTATACGCAGTCAAACGACCCGACTTATCTAGTCCACTTGGTGCAGTAGTAACTGCTACATTGTATTCTGGAGGTAGTTGCCAACTTCTGCCAACATAGGCAACTTGGCTTGGCCACGGTGCGCTAAAATTTGTTTCGGTTAGATTGTCAGACTGATTGCCGCCTAATATTTTTAATGCGCCGGTTGTGGGATTATAACCTCTAAAGAATCCAATATGGCCGCCACCTTTTCTTGTAAAAATAACAATGTCATTTAATCTCCATTTAGAAGGATCCCCTAATGGAACGGCTGTACCGTAGCCTCTGTAATCTAAACTACTTAGAGTTTTTTTTGATGGTAGGCAACACATCTTTAATATCCAGCCTGCAAATGCCGCACACCAGGGAGTGCTGTCTCCGTTGATATTAAATCCTACACTTTTATAACAATTAATAATTTTATTATTACTTCCGGTTTCTTTCCAACGACCACTTGCGGCTTCGTAGAGCAATTGATCAAGCGTTCTTCCTAGTTTTAAAAATTTTTCAGTTTGACTTAAATTATCAGTTGGGCAATCTATCAAGGCAGTAGTAGCGGGCGGTTCAGGTAAACCTACTGCTGCCGCAACTGGTACATCACCTTTTTTTGAAAGTCCCACTACAACTGCAAGTTGGTCAATTTTTGCAACTATTGTACTAGTTGCAAGTCCGCGTACTTCTGGTATCGTTAGTGTACGTTTTACAGCCTCGTGTGAGTAATCATCACCGTAAGCAAATACATTTAAACTGCCAGTGGTTATATTGCTACCATCTGACATAGCATCGCCTACTCGTGCAATTTGTCGATTTTCTGCGCTAACAGTAGTCGAGCCGCGGACAACAGTTGCTCCCTTGGCATTAGCTGAACCTATCAATACCGCTGGATGGTTATTAACCAACACCGACTGTGCGCCTTCAACTAATTTTTGATTGCCTGCAACATCAACGTCTTGTCTAGCTACACTTGGCATAGGTTAACCTAAGTTAGTAGGGTTTCCACCTTTAACATTCAAAGCACTTTGATTGACGTCGCGGGCGATTTCTTTAGCCTTTTCGGCAGTGAATAATCCAGCTAGGAATCCTTTTATTCTGCCATATTGGGTAACAACCCAACCGCCCACTTCAGTTTTGGCCGCCCAAGCTAATGATTCTGTAAAGGCAGTATTAATTGTATCAGTGGCATAGTCTGAAATTGTGGTTACAATACTAGTTTGTGCATTTATTACTGTTAATTCTTGTAGTGTTGATTGGACCTTTGCAACAAACGCCTGTGGTGTTACTACTGTAGGCGGCTTGCCTGCATCTTTTAATGAATTTTGTGTAGTTTCTTGTGTAAATGCATTATTCTTAGCTGTTTCTAAATAGTTTAATTTTGCCAGAACTGTTTGTTGACCCATATGAGTTGATATACTGGCCAACCCGGTCCTTGACTTTTCCATTTGACCATTTAAATCAGTAACTTGTCCTACAACGGATTGTAATTTACTGTCCATTGCTTTCAACTGTTCGTATATATTATTAAGTGTACCTTGAGTCGCACTCATAACTGCAATCGGAGATCCTGGAATTATTAGTCCTGCATTTCCCCACAACAATTCATTAGCCGCAGTCTGTGCTATAATAGCCGCGGCAGTAGTATCAGCAATAGTAATAGTTCCACTTCCGCCTGGCGGAAACACTGTTGTTATTGTAGTTAATGACATTTGCTTCTCCTAATCTATAACAATATTTATACCAGCTTAATTCCGCTAGTCTGTTCTAAGAACTGCTTGGCAAATGTAGCATCAGTGGCTTCTGCAACGGTAACAGTACCCTTGTTTAGTTTGACTTCTTTTTCAGGATTCACTGTAAACAAATAGGGCATTAGTCCTGGACCATTTGGACCCATAGCAATAACCATTGGACGACTCAGTCTATAATGCATAGGACCGTCATCTACTAGTTTTGCTACTAGTTCTTCTCCGCTAGTTAGTTTAAATGTAACTACTTCGCCTGTCATTACGCCTTTATCAATAATCATATTAACCTTTCAATGTAGTAAAAAATTCTTCGTCTTTGCCGGCAATCCCCTGATAACCACCGGGTAGTAGTACTCCGTCTTTGAAGATCTGCGGAACACTACGTAGACCCTGTTCCATAAGGAACTCGCGAGCCTCGGGCTGATCTTCCATCATAATTGTTTCAAATGGAATGCCTTTACTTTCTAATAGGGCTTTTGCTCTGTCACAAAATGGACAGTTATTTTTTGAATATACTGTAATCATATTTCTCTCTTATAATGATGGTAAAGCGTCATAGTCTAATGCTTCACTCATTACACCAATAACATAGTTTGTTGATTCACTTTCTTGTAGTGCTGTTTGTTTTTTGCTTGTGTCGACGTGCTTGTTAAACCAAGGAATTGGAGTTGACTTTGGCGCAGGGCTAGTGTACTTGATGCCAATTTCTTTTAAGGCACCTACTGCGGTGTAGTCCATAAAGTCTCGAAGAATATTAGCGTTAAGACCAATAACTGGTCCTTTCTTAAACAGATAATTTGCCCATTCTTTTTCTTCTCGGATTACATCCATATATAGTGCATAGACTTCAGCTTCACATTCAGTCTTGGCTTGTGCAAAACGTGGATCTTCTTTGACCACTTGATTAATCAAATAAGCAGTCCAACCTTTGTGTAGTAACTCATCTTGTAGGATCAAGCTGATGATGTTTCCATTACCTATGAAGATTTTATTTTCTACCATAGCAAGGCTTGTAGCGAATGATACCATAAAGCGGAATGCCTCTAGTGCATAACTTGCATGAAGGGCCATGTATATGGCTTTGATATGTTCTTTCTCAGTAACTTCTTCGCCTATCTGCTTGCGACAGTTGATTTGATGTAGGGCTTCATAGTAGTTGCCTACAGAGCTTGCCATGTCCACAATTTCTTTAGTGTCATGAATTGTGTTGAACACATCCTTTGGCACATTATAGATGTTACGAATGATATGACTGTAGCTCTTGCTGTGAATGTTAGTTTCAAAGAATGTCCAATTATAAACTAATGCTTCTAATTCCGGTAAGCTGATCACAGGCATAAAAATTTGGCTTGGTCCGCGACCTTGTAGACTGTCAAGTGCCGTTTGACGTAGCAAGTTACTAGTGAAGATATGCTTGACAGCATCACTAGCATCTTTAAAGTCATTTGAATCTTTGGTTAGACTGATCTCTTCTGGTTGCCAAAAGAAGCCACGTGCTGTTGCTTCAAAGTCTGCAATCTTTTTATATTTTACTTCTTCGAAACGTTGGATAGTAACTGGACCAGCTGGGTCTAGAAACATCTTACGATTTAAGTAGTCTGTCTTTGTGTTTAAGTTATATTGTTGTTTGCTCATTTAATATTTTCCTGATGCAAGTACTATTTTGCAAATGTGTTCTAATCTTTCTATGTGTTCGTATGCTCGCCAGGGGCTAGTGTCAATGGCAACTACACCATGACCTTTGATGCCTACAATATCGTAAGCGATATTACCAAGATCATCTAGCTGTAGATTTTTGTGGCACTGATCGGCTAGCTCTTGACTAATAGGAGGTACATCGCCTACATTAGGTGCTACCTTAGTATAGCGATTAAGTTCTGGAAATGCATCACTGATAGTGCTAAGTTCAATACCGGCATGCATGGCGGCAATACAGTATGTGGGATGAACGTGTACTACTACACGAACTTCGCCATGATGTTGCCCCATTTCTTTTTGCAAGCCAAAGTGTAAAGGAATCTCTCCACTGGGCACAAGGTTGGCACTTATATTAGTATATTCCATATCCTCCCAGTTGTATCCATACACACCTGTTCCAACACCACTATTGATTGTTCTCCAAATTTTAATTTTTTTGAACTGATCTGGTTGTAGTGTTTGTTTACGCACACCGCTTGGTGTAATGTAGAAATGGTCACGATCGTGGTGACGAATACTCACGTTGCCATCGCGACTGGTAATCCAATTACGTTTATAAGCATCTTCTAATACTTCGCAGATAGTTTCTAACATTATAGTTTACATGCCTCGCAGTCTTCTTCATCAAACTCTACTTCTACGTAAGTTTGTGCAACACTCTGTACAAGTTCTTCTTTGGCCTTACTACCTGCCTTGTTAATCAAACTATAGTAGAACGTTTTTAGTCCCCAATAGTGTGCCTGCATCAAGTTCTTAGCAATCAATGTAGTTGGCACTTTACGATCCGCAAAGTGTGCTGGATTGTAAAATGTGTTGGTACTAATACTCTGATCAACATATACAGCCAGAACAGCCGCTGTCTTCAAATAGCCATCGCAGTCTTTCTGATCCCACATCATTTGATACTTGCTCTTGAGTTTATGATACTCAGGAACAACCTGTACAAACGAACCTGCTTTTGATTCTTTAACACTAATTAAACTCATAGGCATTTCTATGCCGTTGGTACTGTTTATAACAACACTTGAGCTTTCAACTGGTGCAATGGCCATTAGTGTAGCATTACGTACACCATACTGCTTCATATTACCGCGTAGTGATTCCCAATCTAGTTCGGGAGTAAAATCAGCAAGTTCGTTTGATCCTTTGGCACGTGTCTCCCAGGGAAATATGCCTTGACCGTAACGTGTCTTATCGCTATGTGTACAAGGGCCACGCTCTTTAGCAAGTTCTACTGTGGCTTCTGTTAGATAGTAGGCT